CATTGTTTTATACTTTAGCGTGTACCTCATTCTTTAGATTGTACTTCTCAAAGACGTATTCAATCTTATTAAGGAGTTTTGCTAAACGACTACGCTTCTGCCATGCATCCCATACATCAGTAGTTCTAACAATCAATGATGATTGCCATATAGGATCTGAAACGATAAGATATAATACTATCGCCGAAAGATCAACCGTAATCAGCATTTAACTCCCCCATTATTTACTATATATCATTTTCGTATAGTCTTAAGATATTCTAGCACATGTTCTCTTACATCCATCAACTCATTATAACACTTTTGGTTATGAGCACAAGAACGTAAGGCATTATCTGGTTTATGAACAGATTCTATATAAAGATCGAGACCCCGATTCCATTTCTGGTCGTGAGTCTCGTTGTCTGTAATAGTGTTTTGATCTTTCATTAAATAGATATCAAACTGGATTATTTAGTTGATCATACCATAATACATACTATCTTTACCTTTTAGTGTGATATTGTGACACTTCTTCAGGTGTCATGCCAGCAAATAGTTTATACTTTCTTTCGTAATCCCATTCCTTAAGTGTTTCTAGGATCAATTCTTTCATCTCTTGTCTATCTTTTTTGTTCATCATTTAGTTTACTCAATACATAATCACACAACAAATAGAACCAAAATGTACATAATAACATTACTAATCCAATACGAATACTGGACCATGATGTATCAATCACAACAAAATAGCACCTATAATAACTCCTTTAGCAAATGAGATACAAACTACTTGATAATCTGTCAGTCCCCACTTGTCTTGGCACTTCTTGATAATCTTTTTATCAAATTCTACTGCCTTATCAAATACTGCTTTTACCTTTTTCATTAGTTTTAGAGAATAATGACGTTCTTATTTATATTTATTCTCTCACTTAATGTCTTTTCAAGATGGCAATCATAGCACAATAACTGACATTTATCTAACTCTTCTTTAAGTTTATTAGTCTTCATAGCAACCCGACTGCCTATACTAAACTCCTTTGATTCTTTATTGATATGATCAAACTCTAATCGTTCGGTAATCCCACACTTCACACATTTACCACCCAAGTATTTTATATGTTCTAGTCTTCTTCTCTTTCTATGCTCTCGCATCCTCATAATCTGGTCTTCTCTGTGCTCTTTATAATATTCTGGTGTCATTTATAATTAGATGATCTACTTCTATTAGGGAAGAATACAACAGGATTTGATCTAGATGCCTCATTCTCTGCCGTCCAAAGTCTTGATCTCTCAACATCCTTAAACTTGTGATATAATACCCTGCTGCATATTATATCATCTAATTGATCACCTGTAAACTGGAACTCAAGATCAATTCTAAAATCACTATTATTATTGTCCTTTCTATTGTCAAAGTCCTCATGTATCCATGTACGTCTACGTGTATCCTGCTCATGATCAGCAATATAAATGCTATCGTAGATGTAATTAATTTGATCTAATGTAAGGAAATCATACTGCCTCATCCCAAACAAATGTCTATTTGTTACCTGTTCAGCTGATATATTAATTTTATTATTATACAATAAGGGATTAGTTATAGTTAATGCTTCACCAACACCTCGTGTTATCTTTTGAGGGTATGCTAGTCTGCATACCAATGATACTTTATCATTTAAACCAACATTTAATACACCATGAATAAATGTATAATTCCTCTTTGAATAATCATTTAACTCTGTCAACATAGTGTTATTATACATTGACACATCATATTCTGTATCAGTAACCTCAATAGATGTTGGCAACCCTGTTACATCATGCCTCATGCCTGTATACCAGGTCTCACCATGTTTTGTTGGTGATACTAACTGACTTATCTTATCATGTACTTCATGTAGATGAGATGTGCCAGTAGATCCAATGAAATGATTCTTCTCCGAATTGTTTATGATAGCCCAGTTATATCTGAATCTAGTTCTATAATCTATAATACCATCTGTTTTATTAGTATGGTTGATACCAAGGAAGTTAAGTTCCTTCTTAATAGTATCCTTATTACCAATATGAAACTTAAATCCCAATGCCTTATTCAATCGTTCTTTAGTGATACTATCAAACGATGGTTTATACTGATCATCTACCAATGTTGTATACAACCATGGCATTTCAGAATATGTACAAATACGTTCTTGTCTTACTAGACTATATTTTTCGTGTACTGTATAGTAATCGTTGAATATCATTCGTTGTCTGCAATAACTTGTCCTTCATCATTATAGAGTGCATAATATATGTACATCTCTGTTTCAACTGATGCTTGACTAGTAGGGAAAGTATCCTGTAAAAAGTCTGCCATATTACCTAGCTTATCCAACACAACAGAACTAAACTCTGATCCATCTAGTTGATTAAACCATTCAATTGGTAAAAACTCCTTGTATATATCTCTAGATGCATTGATCTTTGTTACATCACTACTATTATTCCAACCATATGATCGAAGATATACTACTGGCTTACCAATTGCCTTGGCATAGTTACCAATAGTATGTTCTAAATTATATAATTGATACTCTGATGTAATTTCCATGTTTATTTACGTTGTAGTTTCCATGCAATTGTAACTCTTAACCCAGTGAATAGTCTTGATAATGATGATGCACGATGGAATATCATACCTGGGAATACTAATCCTTTATTGGGTGATGGATAAAAACTATGTACTTCATTATTATTTTTATAAAATGAGGTCATTCCACCCCATTGTTTGAGCCACTTTGTATTTGCATATAATAAAAAAGTCTTACCTTTATCGTCATATGCATCTTGATGGAATGTACCATCTAAACCATATGTATGACCATTTGCATACACATTGAGGAGATCATACTGTGGTATTAACTCCTGTATCTTATTTAGAAGGTGACCAGTAAAGAACTCATCATCACGTAAATCCATGTGCCAAAATGGTGTACATTGATTGTAATGTGGATGATCAGGAGAATAACTAGTGTGACCCCATCTCCAGTTTGGTTCTGCTACTTTCTCTAATATAGTATTATAATCTTCATTACTAAAGAAATTATCATATACTTTGACATCATCTTTTACCATATTCTCTCACCATATTCACTCTAAAGTTCTCAAGTTGAAATAACTGATCCTTTGTTATATTATGACGTAATTCATCAAGAATCATTCCATAATCAATCATAGCATTTCTCATAAATGTATCGTCAATACGACTCTCATACCATGCAACTGCAACCTTCCTATTTCCTTTAGTAACAGGATTAACCTTATGTAATAACCCTGTATTGTATATTAAACCAGTACCTTTCTTTGGTTTGTGTATTGTTTCCTGATTACCAACCTTAACTATTAATTCTCCACCCTCATACTCATCAGGATCATTCAACCATATAGTCATACTCATGTCTGCCTTAACACCAGCACATTCAGGATAGTTATCCAAATGCCAATTATAAAATGATCCTTCGTCATACCACAGAAAATAAAACTGTGATAAAGACTTAATTAGCATGTATACTAATTTATCTTCAGCACCAAGTGTCTTCTGCAATAATTTAGATAAAGCACTGTTCTGCACATCGTACTTCATCTCTAAATTATTCTTTGTTACAGTATCTGGATTACTATGTGATCCAGATTGAAAGTTTTCTTTTTTATAATATGATGTTACATAATCTAATTGCTGCTCATTAAGCAGGTCATTCAGCGTTGAGATCATCTATTTCTTCCTGTGTGTATACTCTAGTATAATCAATTCCACCATCAACAAAATCCTCATACTTCAATAGTTTCATCATATCACGAACTTCAGTAGTTGTCACCTTATTAGCATCAGCATATCTCTGACGCAATTCACCAATATTAAGCAACTTACTTTGAATAATATCTGTTGATGAATCTGTTTCTCTCTCTACCCATTGAACAGAATCATCTGCCTTGAGATACTCAACAGCAACACCATTAGCATCTTTACCATCAGTATACTTCTGACGATATATCTTTGGATCAACAGGCCATTTCATATCAAATAATGATCTGAATAATGCTAGTGGACTATCATAATCATCAACACTCTGCTTACATAATTTCCTTAATTCTGCTCTATACTTAATCCACTCATCTTTCTCACCAACATAACTATCCTCAACATCAGGTAATACTCTCCAATCAGTAACTGCTAGTAATTGATCTCTTTCTCCCATTCTTTTACCAAGAGTCTGATCAAAATACAAGAGGTTTTCATCAACTTTCTTGATTCTATTCTCAATGTTAAATTCTTTAACTATCTTTTGTGTGCTGTGCAAATTAAGAAACTTATTCTTCAAGTCTGCAATTTGTTGATTGGTCATATCAGTAAATGAATATGACTCCCAATACTGTGATTCTGAACTAAAATCATACCTCAACTTTCTCTTCTGACATTGTGCTGTGCCATCAGTATAGAACACAATATGTTCCATCTGATCTTTCTCTGAATGCCAAAAACTATCTAGGTATGTCTCAAGAAATCTATCCTTAAGATCCTCATCTATTTTATAAGTAGGGACAATAGGTTTTTTGCCATCAGGAGACACGTAAGTATCTTCTAGATAACGAAGCTGATTGTTTAAACAATCAAACTCAAGAATCGCTCTCCTTAACTGTATATCTGCCATGTTGTTACCTATCCCCTGTTTTAACGTACCAACCCGTTATTATATATTTATCCTTTTCGCCTAGAACTAAACCACCTCTGTGTACATGTGTATAACCTGCTGGAAACATTACAACAGTTCCTTGTGTTGGTTTTATTCTTTTCTTTTGATATATGAATTCAGTTTCCCCACCATCATCAATATCATTAAGATATACCAACCATGTTATTTCTCTTTGTGCAAAATAAAACGATCCATTCTCATAATGCCATGTATGATATCCACCACCAGGTGGAGTCTTCTGAAATTTATTATCAGTTGACATCAACCCAACTCTTTGTAGTTGACTATACTGATCCAAGTAATGTGAAATACATGATTTAAGAAATTGATTACATTGTATATTCCAATTAGAATCAGCATAATTTAAAAGAAATGAAGAATCATCTCTATTCATATTACCT